CTTCAACTCAGTGTCATCCATCCTCAATGTTGGTGACCTGATTTTTTGCTACTCGGCAACGGGTGGCACTCCAGTAATGTCTACCGCTTATGTGGTCAGCAACGCCTCTGGCGTGGTTGACATCACTGACGGCGTGACAGTTACTGCAACTGATACCGATTAACCTCGGGGTGTTGCATGGGGCCATCTTCTGGGGATTCTCGGAGGATGGCCTTTCTTACATTGAGGGGTTCAAATGGCTGCTGGTGACACTGGAGTTTCAATCTGTTCTGATGCCCTGTTGATGCTGGGCGCAAAAGCCATCACATCGTTTAATGATGGTACTGATGCGGCCAGCGTATGCGACCGCCTCTACCCCGACATCCGCGATACGGTATTGACTACCTACCCGTGGACGTTCAACACAAAGAAGGTGCAGCTGGCTCAGCTGATCACCACACCAAATTCTGTCTGGCGCTATGAGTATCAGCTGCCAGGCGACCGGCTCGGCACCGTGCGTGCTGCCTATGCAACCGCATCGCAAAACGCCTATCCCAACAAAGACTGGGAGATCCAAGGCGACAAGCTGCTGACAAACCTTCCTGCTGTTTACCTGGACTACCAGTACAGCTTGGGCGAGTTTGCAATGCCGCAGTATTTTGTTCAGTTGCTCAAGTACATGATGTCTTGGCACCTGGCCATGCCGATTACCGAGCAAGCAGACCGCGCCGGTTACTGGCAGGGTGTTGCTGTGGGTGGGCCTGGTGAGAATGGCCGCGGCGGCTTCATGCGAACCGCCATGAACATTGATGGCCAAGGCACACCAACCCGAGTGATCGAAGACTTCAGCCTTATTGCAGTGAGGGGCTGATGCCACGCTTTGTTGACATTCAAACGAACTTCAGCACGGGTGAGCTTGACCCCTTGCTGAGAGCTCGCATTGACCTGGCCCAGTACAACAACGCACTGGCCAAGGCCACCAATGTGGTGGTGCAGCCGCAGGGTGGCATACGCAGAAGGCCTGGCCTCAAGCACATTATTGAGCTACCAAACACCAGCACCGAGTCTGCTGGCAATGGTGTACGTTTGGTGCCGTTTGAGTTCTCCGTAGATGACAGCTACATGTTGTGCTTTACGCATAATCGTATGCACGTTATTAAAGATGGCGTGCAGATCACGGCTATCAACGGTGGTGCCAATGCATATCTGACCACCACAATCACAAGCGCAATGCTGGGCCAGCTGCAATGGACGCAATCTGCAGACACCATGTTTATCGTCCACCCTGACCTAGCTCCTGTCAAGCTGGTGCGTGGCGGTACAGACGCGACTTGGACAATCAGCACTGTTACCTTTTCAAACATCCCCAAGTATGCGTTTACGCTGACAACAACAACCCCAACGTCTGGCCACTTAACGCCCAGCGCGGTATCTGGCAATGTGACGCTGACATCGCAGAACTCAGCATTTAGCGCGGGTAGTGTTGGCCAATATGTCAACGCATATCCACAGGGCCGTGCTCGGATCATTCAATACCTCACAAACACTTCAGTAAAAGCTGTCACTGAGTATCCTTTCTTTGACACCAGCAACATTGCCCAAGGCAGCTGGGAGATTGAGTCAGGCTATGAAGATGTGTGGAGCAGCGGCAAGGGCTGGCCACGCACGGTGACGTTCCATGAGGGCCGTCTGTACTTCGGAGGCTCCAAGTCTCGCCCATCAACAATCTGGGGCAGCAAGATCGGCATCTTTGACGAGTTCATGCCGACTGAGGCATTTGATGATGATGCGGTTGAGGCAACGCTAGACACCAGCTCATTGAACGTGATCGTAGACATGATCTCTGGCCGTGACTTGCAAGTGTTCACTACGGGCGCTGAGTTCTACGTTCCCCAGTCTGGCACTGACCCGATCACGCCTTCGACCCTCACCTTCAAGGGCGTGAGTCGCAACGGCATCAAGCCTGGTACCCGGGTGCAATCGCTTGAATCTGGCACGGTCTACATCCAGCGCCAGGGCAAGTCAATCAACGAGTTCCTGTTCTCTGACACCCAGCTGACGTATGTAACGCAGCGGATATCTTTGCTGTCTGGCCACTTGCTCAAAGCCCCAACTAGGATGGCCTTGCGCCGATCTAACAGCACCGATGAAGGTGATCTGCTCATGCTGGTCAATGACACAGACGGCACGATTGCAGCGTTCTCCATTATGAGATCTCAGCAGATCACAGCGCCGTCAGAGTTCATCACGGATGGCCTGTTCAAGGATGTCAGCATCGATGTGACCGACATCTATGCGGTGGTCAAGCGCACATTCAACAGTGTAGACCGCTACTTTATCGAGCTGTTCAGCTTTGATCGTTTTACTGATTGTGCATTTATTGGTGGCTCAGCAGGCGGTGTTGGCTCTGGCCTGCCTCACATTGGGAAGTCACTCAACGTCATCTGTGATGGTGTACCACAGGGCAACGAGACTGTCAGCGGTGCTGGCGCTGTGACGTTTGACCGAGAGTCAACCACCAGCTACGAGGTTGGCCTGCCGTTCACGGTCTTTGCCAAGACCATGCCTTCTGAGATCAAGCTGCAAACAGGAACTCGCATAGGGTTCAAGAAGCGTATTGTCGAGATCACCGCGCTGGTGGACAACACCCAGCACTTGGCTCTCAACCAGAACCCGGTGCCATTCCGCACATTTGACAACCCTTTACTTAATTTGCCAGAACCAACATTCACCGGCTCCAAGCGAGTCAATGGGTTGTTGGGCTACAGCCGCGAGGCGAGCATTGAAATTTCACAGAGCTTGCCGCTCAAGATGACCCTACTGGGCCTTGAGTACAAGATCGCTGTGACCGGAGGAACATGATGGCAGATTACAGTTTAGCTTCTGTATTTACTGGCGGTGGAATTAGTGGATTTGACACATCCAACATATCCTATAGCTTAGGAACTGGTTTTGACACAACCGCTACTGTTGGTGGCTTTGACGCGAGCGCCTATACATCTTCCAATCCATACAATTACCAGATTGGCAGCTACGACTACAGCCTCTTTTCTGGCGTGGACACCTCACAGGGTTTTGACTGGGCCAGCATAGCGAGCTCTGTTAGCAGCGTATCAAAAGCAGCTGGCGCAGTATTCAACAGTGCGCAAGCTGGGTTCAACGCAGCCGCTCCCTTCTTGGCAGCGGCATCAGCGATTACAGCTGCTGGTGCCCAAAAGACAGCGGCCATCTATCAGCAGGGTTTGTACGAAGTGCAGGCCATAGACACGCTGCGGCTTGCACAGATTCGCACTGATCAAGACCAGAAGTACGCATCCATCCAGGCTGGCCGTAAGCTGCTGTCAGCTGAGCGGCAGGCACTTAACTACACCATCCAAGGCAACTCTCTGCTGCGCGGCATGGAGCGTACCAACGCAGCTGTGCGTGCCCGTGCTGCGGCCAATGGCATTGTGTACAACGAGGGATCTGCTGCGAGTATTCAAGCTGCCAACGTAGATGCGACCTACCGAGATGTCGGCATGTCAAACCTCAATGCTTTGACCGCTCGCATCTTGGGCTTTGAAGACGCTGGCGCAATGATCCTGGCATCCAAAGAGCAAGCAGATCTGACCATGAGCGCTGCCGAAGCGCAGGCCAACCAGATGCGCTTGGCTGGCAAATTCGCAGTGGAGAGCGGTGGCCTGCTGTCAAACGCCACGCTGCTGCAAGGCGGCATCAATTTAGCGCAGACTGTCAAAAACCCATTTACACCATAAATCATGGCAGAACTACAACTTCTCCAATCAGGCAGAGTCGAGGCGGCAGGCATCCCTGGTGCTGTGCTGCCAACTGTGAATGCGCCTCAAGTTGACTATGTCGGCTTGAAGGCTGGTGCTCAATACCAAGGGACTGTTGCCCAGACTCTAGACCGTCTAAGCAATCAGCTGTTTGGCATTGCAAAGACTGCGGCCACTGATGCTGGGTTGCAGTATGCGGCAGACAACCCGCTAACTGATGAGCAGCTGCAGGCAGCCAAGATGGGCAACGTGGAGCAGCTCAAGCTGGGCGGCACGTTCAACGTGTTTGACCAGGCTGTGCGCAAGGCTCGATCATTTGAGCTGTCCAGCACTTTTGAGATGGAAGCTCGCAGCCAGATGACCACCATGCTCACGGCTGTGGAGATGGGCAAGGCCACCACCGAGCAAGTGCAAAACAAGCTGACAACAATGATGGACGGCTTTAGCCGCAGCCTGTCACAGGTTGATCCAGAGGCATCTCTCAAGTTCCGTGCTACGAGCGCCACTATGGGAAACTCTGTATTGGCCAAAGCAGCCGAGTTTGAGATGAAGCGCGAGAAGGCCCAGCGCTTGGCAAAGTTTGACTCTGACTTTGACAACAGCACACGCCTGCTAGAAGCAGCTGTATCACAAGGCTTTTGGGTTGATCCCAAGACCCAACAAAAGCGCAGCATTAATGAGCTGGCCGATGTCTACCGTTCAACAATTACCACCAGTTCACTGCTGCTTGGTGATGTTCAAGTTCAAAAACAATACAGCGACAAATTTGAGGCAGCTCTGAAAAGCGCCAAGATCAATGCGGTGACCAAGTTTTTGGTGACCGATGACGCAACAATGGCTGACACTTTAGGCACGCTCAAAAAAATCCAAGTCGGAGATGTTGGCCGTATGAGTGACCTGGTCAAGGACATGTTGTTGTCAGATTATGCTTCCGTAGAAAAAGTTTCAGCCAACTTCATGGTGGCCGTCAATGCGCGGAACTCGGCCATCAATACTAAGAAAACAGCTGATGACCGCGCTAATCTGCAAACAGCTACCGACCTGCTTGAAAAGATATTTGTGCTGCCCGAGGGCAATGCTAAGCGCAAGGAGTTGACCAATGAGCTGATTGCTTTGCCAGCCGGTGCTGTGCCCCTTGGCACGCTGAAAGATCTGCTTGAGCCAAATAAGGAAGGCAACCCCGCTGTTGAGTTTAATTTGCTGAATGGCATCTACAGCGGCACGATCAACAGACCCGATCAGATCTGGAGCTTGGTTGGCAAGGGCATCAATGGCAAGCAAGCGGTTGCCGCTTTGAAACTGCTGAACTCAGAAGATCGGCGCGACCAGGGTGATCTTGATCGTGGCCTGGCCAAGCTGGCAGGCATCCCTACTATGCCAGGCTCTGTCACTGTGCTTGATCCCAAGGGTACAGAGTTTGCCCGGCTGCAGCGGTTGCGGGTCGAGGCTCAGCAAATTCAGACACAAGCGGCTTTAAAGGGAGAAGTCTTGACCCCACGCATGGTGCTGCAACAAGTTGAAACTAAGCTGGAAGCAGACCGCAATACTGAGGGGGCAAAGGCTGCAAAGCGAATGCTGGAGACAGTCTGGGAGAAGAAGGCTGGCGGCAAGATCACCCGCGACACCCTGCCTGGGCTTGAGAACAGCAAGAAGCTCAAGCCTGCAGAGATCGCACAAATTAAGCGCCTGCTTGACCAAGCAGAAGGGAATCAGTAATGGCCTACAGCGCAATTGAAAACAAGTACCTCTCGGCCCTTACGGAAATACAGTTTCCAACAGAGCCGATGGAGTCTGCTACGCCTGAGCTGACAGCACCCGGCACCCAGCCTGGTGATGTGCTGCTGGCTGCTGGGCCAAGTACAACCATGACAGACGCAGGCGGTGGCCAGCCTAGCGGCACCATCAAGGCCATTGATCCAACACGCTTTGAGAAAGCGCTGGAGGCCACTGGGTTGACCTTGGAGCAGGCTGGCAAGTTTCTTGATAGCTTGGGGCAAGTTGATGTTCCGCTGTTTGGCAAGATCAGTCTGGCTGACTTTGTGCCGTTTGTAGGCTCGGTCAAGGAGGGCTCGCGCAGCGTGCTTGGCGATCCGCAAATCCAAGGCACGCCGATGGCTTTGCAGCAGGCAGGCACTGGTCAGTCGCTCACCAGGGGCACCGGCTTTGCGCGGCAAATGACAGAGGATGCGTCTTTGGCTGCCATGGACGTTGGCCTTAATCTTGTGCCCACCGCAAAGCTCTTGAAAGCAGGCGGCAAGGCGCTGATAACAGAAACTGGCTCTCAGCTCAACCGCGCCATTATGGAGGGCACTGGGCCTCTGTCAGCGCTTGTGCCGCAGGGTGCTCGACCGCTGTTTGCTGTTGAGCCATCAAAGTTCAATCCAAAAGTTGAGCTACCCAAGGCTGTTGACATAGTCGCCAACGACCCAGTATTGAACATTTATTTGCCTCAAGCACAGCGTGCCCCATCTGTGGCTTTGCGTTTGTCAAAACCAGACATCCAAGGGACTGGCGAAAAAGGTGTTTTGACAGTTGGCGATATTGGCGTGGTTTTGGAGAAGTCGCAACTTGCCCTAAACAGGGGCAAAACGCTAGACCCGACAAAGCCAAAAGACTTGGTCAAAATGGTTGACTCAGCTACCGCTGAAGCCGAATACCAGATGTCGCAGCCAATCAGTGGCGCAACATGGTACGAGGATGATGTGTTCCAAGCGTTTGCTTTGGGGGCGAAAATTGTTCCAGAGCTTGCAACTGACGAGCCATTGCGCGTGATGGCCACAGCCTTTGCGGCATCAACCAGTTACAACAAGCGAGCATCTGAAAACTGGTCTGTTGCAATGCGCATCACTGAAGACCTGATGAAGACCGGCAAAATACCATCCAGAAATCCCGAGAATGGCAAGCTGTGGGGCGGCACTACAGGGCCAATCATGGAGCAGCAACTCAAGCTGCATCAATACATGATCGACCGCATGGGCATGGACGGGTATTCTGAGTGGCTGCTGACACCGCACACTGTCAAAGAAATCAGCGACATGAAGGCGGCATCTGGTCTGTATAAAACGCCTGGCATTCCTGGCAAAGCAACCGATATGAAGATGGGCTCCTTCATCATGGGTGAAAAAGGCGGCGCATTCTTCCTTAACCTCAACGGCATTAAAGAAACAACTGCCGATAAATGGTTTACAAGAACCTACAACCGACACACGGGAACATTGACCTCTGGCCCAGTAAGTGAGCAGGGTCTTGTGGATTCACCTCGCAATGAGTCTGAGCGTTCTGTGATGAAGGTCTGGAATCGTTCTATAGCCAACAATATGGGATTGGATGAACAGGCAAACCAAGCTGTTCTCTGGTACTACGAGCAGAGTCTGTATTACAATTTAGGCATCAAATCAGCCAGATCGGAGAGTTTCTCAGATGGAGCAAAAACCCTACTCAATGCCAGAGGAATCCCTTTCACCGATGCCGAACTCGCTGGAGCTAGAGGCCGCAGCAATGCGGGTCAAGTTGCAACAAAACCGCAAGGCACTGGAGGAGCAGGGGATACAGTCGGCCTCGGACAAGTTGCGCCAGCTCAGCCAGCAGCAACCCCAACAAGCGTAACTGGGGGCCGCAGGGCTCCGCAATCTGGAGCTAAGTGATGGCTATTCAACCCATTGACCAGCGGCTAAACAGCATCTTGCCAACTGCTGCACCCGTTGCAGCGCCAGTAGATCCAGGCAGCCTAGAGCCGATGCCTGGTGCTGACCAGGTTGGCATGGAAGCGCCAGCAGACATCCCAGAGATCGGCACGCCGTCCATGGAGGACGGTATCCAAGTCGCTGGCCCAGTGGACGCTGCTCTTCGTAAACTCATTACCCGGCAGGCTACCAAGGCCGAGCGCAACTTGGTGCCAGAGGCTGCGCGTGCAACTGAAGGTGCGCTGCCCGATGCCGCTAAGGCTGGCCGGTTTAAGGTAATTCCCGAGGCTGACCAAACCCTGACTGATGCTGTTGGCGCAGCTGTCAGCCGCAGGCAGACCTTTGGCGTCACTCAGGGTAAACCCGGTGGCACGCCTGATGAGCCGTTTAACCTGTCCCGCTACCAGACCGAGGATGCCGCTGCCATTGTGGGCGGCGTGGCCGATGCACTCAACATCCGCACTAAGGCTGTGACCTTTGATGAGATCAAAGCCAAGGCCGCGGAGTCTGGCATTGGCGAGTCATTCTTGACCAGGCTGATTGGCTCTGACGGCAAGATGATGGCCAACGCTGTGGAGACCTACAAAGCGCTTGAGGTGCTTGAGTCCAGCGCCAATGAATTGGACAAGCTGTTTAAGTTGGTCAACACCGGCATGGCCACCGACTCTGACAAGCTCATGCTGCGCCAACAAATAGCGCTCCATGGCTTGATTCAAAAGGGTGTCAAGGGAGTCCAGACCGAAACAGCCCGTGCCTTGGCAGTGTTTCGCATACCCCGTGATGGCAATGCCCAGGTCATTCGCCAGGTGCTGGATGAGTACGGCGGTGAAGGCGCATTGCAAGACATGGCACGCAGCTACTTGTCGCTGGAGTCTCGCGCTGCGCAGAACTCCATGATCGAAAAGTCGATGATGTCTGGCGTCAAGGATGTCTGGTTTACCACCTACATCAACGGCTTGCTATCCTCGCCTGTATCGCATGCCAAGAACGTAGTTTCCAACACGCTGTTTGGCCTGTACCAGATACCTGAGCGCATGGTCGCGGCCATGTACGGCAACGTGCTGCCAACCGGCGTGCGCAGCTTTAGAGCTTTGCTGCCAGGCTCGGAGGCCGAAAAGGTCGGCATGGACGAAGCGCTCACCATGGTGCAGTCGCTACGCAATGGCATTGTCGAGGGTCTGCAGCTGGCCAGCACTGCTTGGAAGAACAACGCACCCAGTGATCTGATGAGCAAGATCGAGATGCAGCGTGGTGGTTTTGAACCCACCATCAGCTCTGGCGCGTTTGGCATTGAGCAAGACAAGTGGCTGGGCAAGGCTCTGGATTTCTACGGCACAGCGGTGACCATCCCTGGTCGAGCCCTGCTGACCGAGGATGAGTTTTTCAAAGGTGTGCTGTACCGCATGGAGCTGAACACCCAGATCACGCGCCGAGGCAAGACCGTCTACCGCGAAGGTGTTGAGGCTGGACTGTCTGAGACAGACGCTATGGCCAAGGCCTCGCTTGAGGTTGAGGGTTTGTTTATGAACCCACCCCGCGACCTGGATGAAGCAGCCGCGCTGTATGCCCAGAAAGGCACGTTCACTGCCGAGCTGCCCCCTGCATTGAAAAACTTGCAACAGGTGTTTAACCATCCAGCTCTCAAGGTAGTGGTGCCGTTTTTCAGGACACCAGCCAACATTGGCCTGCAAGTGATTGAGCGCACACCGTTTGCCCCGCTGTCTTCGCAATGGCGTGAAGAGGTGGCCAAGGGCGGCATCTACCGCGACATGGCCCTGGCCAAGGTCACTCTGGGTTCAGCCTTTTTGGCCACGTTTGCGGCCCTGTCTGCTGAAGGCAATATCACTGGTCGCGGTCCAGAGCGCAAAGCAGACCGAGAGGCTCTCATGCGTGACGGCTGGCAGCCGTACTCCATCAAGGTCGGCGACAGCTACTACAGCTACCAGGGCATGGAGCCGGTCTCTGCCCTGATGGCCATCGCTGCCGACTACGCTGAATATGCCAAGCATGAGCCCGATGCCAGCAAGATAGAAGAGGTGTTCCTTGGCGCAACGTATGGCCTGTATGAATACCTCAAGGAGCAGCCATATCTGCAAGGTGTCGCTGATGTGGCCAAGCTGATTGGCACCAACCAGCAGGGCGCTGTTGACGGCAAGAAGATCGTTGATGGCTTGGTCAAGCAGTTTGGCGGCTTTGCCATTGGCGGCTCACCGGCTGGCGTGTATAGCTCTTTGGTTGCCGGTATTGCGCGTTTGTCCGACCCAACAAGGAAAGATACCCGCGCTGACCCCGAGCTGCCCATGGCTGTTCGCGGCTTTGTCGAGGCTTTCAACAAGTACAAGGCTCGCCTGCCCTACTTTAATTCAGATCTGCCCGAGGCATTGAACCTGTGGGGAGACACAGTGTTGACCTCCCGTGGCAACCCCATGGAGCTGGTGCTTCCCACCCGGGTGAGCCCCGCACAGTTCAGCGCTGTTGACGATGCGCTGGTGCGCATTGGCTCACCCGTTGGAATGCCAGACAAAAAGATTGATGGGATTGAAGTGACGGCTGAGCAATACAACCGGCTGCTGACAATCTATGGCAAAGAGCTGCCATCCAAGCAGGGCATCATGGATGTGATGATGTCGCCTGGATTTACCCTGTTGTCACTGGATGACCAGCAGCGCACTGTCCAGTCAGTTCACAGCAAATACATGCAGGCAGCTCAAAGCCAGCTCAAGCAAGAAGACCCTGCGCTGCAGGCTCGGATCGCCGAGCTGCAAGAGCTGCGCAAGGCCAATGGCCTCTATTACAAACCCTAGAAAAATTGTACAATTTTCATAAGCAAGGATTGAATTATGCCTATCCCAATTTCTAACGTAACACGCCGGGTTGTCTACACGGCCAGTGGCACTGGCCCGTATGCGTTCACCTTTGAAATTCTGGCAAACACTGACATCGCTGTTTTTCGGGATGACACACTCCTCACGCTGACAACAGACTACACAGTGACCATTGCTGCCAACGGCACTGGCTCAATCACTCTGGTGGCCACCCCTACTGGCGCAACGCAGATTGCGATTGTCGGCAACCGCACAATCCAGCGAACCACAGACTTTGTGACGGGCGGCGACTTCTTTGCCAACACGGTCAATGATGAGATGGATCAGCAGACCATCTTTGCACAGCAGAATGCCGAAGGTCTACAGCGTGCCTTGAGCGCACCGCAGACCGATCCGACCTCAATCAACATGACGCTGCCACGGGCCAGTCTGCGTGCCAACAAAGCGCTTGGATTTGATGCCAGCGGCAACCCGGCCATTGCCGACACCCTGGGCACCAACCGTGGCAACTGGGCAAGCGGCACGCTGTACTACGTCCGAGACATTGTCAAAGACACAACGAACAACAACATCTGGCAAGTTATTACGCAGCACACATCGAGCGGATCACTGCCCATTGGCACCAATGCAGATGCGGCAAAGTTCACGTTGTTGGTTGACGCAGCGGCGGCATCAACAAGCGCCACAAACGCAGCAGCATCTGCCTCGGCGGCTTCCACCAGTGCGTCAAACGCTTCTACGTCTGCATCAAACGCTTCCAGCTCAGCCAGTACAGCAAGCACCCAGGCAAGCAACGCTTCGACCTCTGCCAGCAATGCCGCAAGTTCTGCCAGCTCTGCGTCTAGCTCTGCCAGCACAGCCAGCACGCAAGCAACCAATGCTGGCACCAGCGCAACAGCAGCTGCAGCAAGTGCATCAAGTGCGTCAAGCAGTGCTAGTGCGGCCAGTACATCAGCAAGCAATGCGAGTACTTCAGCCAGCAACGCAAGCACATCTGCTTCTGGTGCCTCAACGTCTGCGACCAATGCGGCCAACTCTGCGACTGCTGCTTCGGGTAGCGCATCAACTGCAAGCACACAGGCGACCAACGCAGCTAACTCAGCAACGGCTGCAGCCGGTAGCGCAACCAGCGCGGCATCAGCACAGACAGCAGCAGAGTCTGCGCGTGATGCTACCTTGGCGGCATACGATAGCTTTGATGATCGCTATCTTGGCGCAAAGACAAGCAACCCAACTGTAGACAATGACGGCAATGCACTGGTTGCTGGCGCTTTGTACTTCAACAGCGTGTCTGGGGCAATGCAGCTTTGGACAGGTAGCGCATGGGTTGCAGCGTATGTATCTGGATCAGGTTACCTGGCGGCAGCCAACAACTTGTCAGACGTATCAAGCACTTCATCTGCGCGAACAAACTTGGGTTTGGCTATTGGCACTGATGTGCAGGCCTATGACGCTGACCTCACCACATTGGGTGCTGGTGGTGCTGGCGCTAGGACATTCCTTGGACTTGCCATTGGAACGGATGTACAACCGTATAACGCTAACACAGCAGTTACTAACGCAGCACAGACCTTCACCGGCACACAAACATTCTCAGGCACATCGTCAGCCAAAGCCCTTGTCTTGAACGATGCCGCTGAGGTGACAACAGTGTCGGCAACAGCAGCCACAGGCACGATTAACTACGACATCACTACTCAGTCGGTGCTGTACTACACCAGCAACGCCAGTGCAAACTGGACGGTCAACTTCAGAGGTTCAAGCGGCACATCCTTGAACACGCTGATGAATACCGGCGAGTCAATGACTGTGGCCTTCCTTGTAACGCAGGGCGCTACAGCCTACTACAACAGCGCTGTGCAGGTCGATGGAACTACATCGGGTGTCACTACTCGCTGGCTTGGTGGTGCGCCCACAGCGGGTAACGCAAGCGGCATCGACAGCTACCGCTACCTTATCATCAAGACAAGCAGCGCGACTTTCACAGTCTTGGCAAGCAACACACAGTTCAAGGCTTAACCCATGCCATTACAAGCAACAAGTGGCGCAGCTTCTTATGATGCCTTTGGTGGAGGTGCGGCTGCTGTTATTCCTTATTACATAGAAGATATGTTTTCTTGCTTCTTGTATACGGGTAATGCAACAGCAAGGTCTATTGTTAACAATATAGATATTTCTGGGAATGGTGGATTGGTTTGGACTAAATCTAGAAGTTTGACTGGTTCGGATCATTTCTTTGTTGATACCGATAGAGGAGCAACTAAATTTTTAAATAGCAATAGTTCAGCCGGCCAAGTTTCAACTTCTGATATTACTGCGTTTAACAGTACTGGTTATGCACTGAATTCTGATGTAAACGGCGGGTTTAATAATAATGGCGCAACATTTGCCTCATGGACATTCCGAAAGCAGCCTAAGTTTTTTGATATTGTGACTTATACGGGGGATGGTAGCGCACTTAAAACAATCTCTCATAATCTTGGTTCAGTTCCGGGGTGCATCATTGTTAAAAGCACAAGTAGTGCATCTTGGAATTGGACTGTCTATCACCGATCTTTGGGCATTAGTCAAAAGATACAGCTAAATTTAACTGATGCGGCTGTATCTGAGAATGGTAACTTTGGTGGAACATCACCAACATCCACAGCATTTAGCGTGGGTTATAACGCAACAAACGAATCAGGCGGCACATACGTCGCCTACCTCTTCGCCCACAACGCTGGTGGATTTGGAGCATCTGCTACAGACAATGTGATTAGCTGCGGGTCGTTTACTACTGATGGTTCTGGTAACGCAACTGTGAGCCTTGGCTATGAACCACAGTGGGTGCTTATTAAGCGAACCAATGGCGCAGATAGTTGGTATTTGAACGACAACATGAGGGGCATGGCTGTATCAGGCAACCAGCCGAATCTGTCCCCTAACTTATCTGCCGCTGAGTCCGCAGGTGGATACAATACCTACCCCAACGCGACAGGCTTTACTGCGTCTGTTGGTATTGCGTCTGCCGCACATATCTACATAGCTATCCGCAGAGGCCCAATGAAGACTCCTACGTTGGGGACGAGTGTGTTTAGTCCGTCAACTCGTGCTGGTACAGGAGCAACCGCTACAGTTACTGGGGTAGGATTTGCTCCTGATGTAATGTGGTGTCAGAGAACAGACAACAGTTCTGGAAACAGAATTTCAAGTAAATTAAGAGGTGTGCCAAATCAGTTAATGACTTTTGACACAGTTGCAGAACAGTTATTTGGTTTAAATTCTTTTAACCAAGATGGCGTGTCAATAGGGACAAACGCAAATTGGAATTCAGCTACTGGCACATTTAGAGATTTATTTTTCCAACGCGCCCCAAGCTTTTTTGATGAGGTTTGCTGGACAACAACTCAAACAGGTTTTGGAATAACGGCAATTACTCATAATCTTAATGTTGTACCTGAACTAATAATAACCAAAGCACGAAATACATCTGGCAATTGGATGGTCAGAGTAGAAGGCGTTACGGGCAATACTAGTTATTTGCGACTTAATTCTTCCGATGCCTTAACAACATTTACTCTTTGGGGAACACCTACAACTACCACATTTTCTGAAGATGAGTTTGGCGCTTTGGGTTCTGCTGGGACTACGGCTGTTGCCTATCTCTTCGCAACCTGCGCTGGTGTTTCTAAAGTAGGCAGCTATACAGGCACAGGATCTACACAGACTATTAACTGCGGGTTTACTGCTGGCTCACGTTTCGTCCTCATCAAGCGTACTGACAGCACTGGCGATTGGTACGTCTGGGACTCTGCCCGTGGCATCGTAAGCGGTAACGACCCCTATCTCCTGCTCAACAGCTCAGCCGCTGAAATGGCACTTACTGACTTCATTGATCCTGTATCAACAGGGTTTGAGCTTAGCAGCACAGCATTGGCAACAGTAAACGTCAGTGGCGGCACATACATCTTCTTGGCTATAGCGTAAGGAAAACAAAATGCAAATCAGAACATCAACAGGTCAGGTCATGTACGAAGCAGAGTTTCGTGCATACACAAAAGCCAACGGTGGCCCATCGTGGGACACAACAACAACTGAGGTGTTAACAGCCTTGGGTGCTGATGTAGTCTTTGAAGGCCCACAAGCAACGGGCGGCACGGTCTATCAATACTCGCAAGCCGCTGGTGTTGAGCAAGTCGATGGCAAGTGGTACACCAAATATGTGCTTGGCCCTGTGTTTACAGACGGAGAGACAACAGCAGCAGAACAAGAGGCTGCTTACAAGGCCATGAAGGATGCAGAGCAAGCTAAGAGTGTTCGCGCTACCCGTGATGAAAAGCTGTCAGCTACTGATTGGCGATTCCGCAGTGATATGACACCTTCACAGGCGTGGAAGGATTACTGCCAAGCATTGCGTGATGTACCATCTCAAGAAGGATTCCCATGGACAATTACTTGGCCAGCCACACCATGAACGACATAACCCACAGAGAAATCTACGACAGGCTGGTAGCTGTTGAGGGCAAGGTCGATGCGCTGGCCAAAAGCACCAAGGATGTGACGGAGGCATTTAACGCTGCCCAGGGCGCGTTTAAGGTGCTGGAGACACTGAGCAAGCTGGCCAAGCCCCTGTTGTGGCTGGGCGGCTTGTTTGTGGCGGCCGTGGCTTTCTGGGATCACTTCAAAGGCCGGTAATGATTGATCCGCTAACAGCACTGGCGGGAATACAGTCGGCCATCTCGCTGGTCAAGAAGGCATCGAAGGTCGCCAACGATTTAGGCTCCTTGGCTCCGATGGTCGCAAACCTGTTTGACGCAACCAGCGTAGCAAGAAGATCGATGCTTGAGGCCAAGCGATCTAAAAATAAATCGAACATGGGAACTGCCCTCCAAATCGAGGTTGCCCTAGATGAAGCAAAAAGGTTTGAAGAAGAGCTAAAACTGATTTTTCAAGCTAGTGGCCGTTCAGATGTGTGGAGCAAGATCAAAGCCCGTCAAGCTGAGATGGACAGGGACGATGCCAAAGAAATAAGCGCACTGAAAGCCGAAGAAAAGAAGGCCAAAGAAAAAGCAGATGAGATGACTGACATTGCTTTTGCCATTGGCTTTGTTTTCTTTGTGTTGTTTTTTGCGGTTTTTGGTGTGAGCGAACTTATAGACTTTTGCCAAAAAACAAGAAGTTGTGCCTGATGTGTTTTCACTACTTAAATGGTTTGATGTTGGCAAAGATTGGCGGCTTGGGATTGATCGTTTCATCAAGTGCTGCGCTGCTGTCCTTGCGATCAACTGGTTGCTAGACCTTCTTTACATCTTGCCGACAAGTGAGTCTAAAAAAATCATTGACTTCATAGTTTCCAAAAACCCTCTGTAGGAATTTTATGCTCTCACTATTCTCGACTCTTGGCGGTTTGTTGATCTCAGGCTTGCCAAAGCTGCTTGAGTATTTCCAGAACAAGGCCGACCAAAAGCATGAATTGGCACTGGCCCAAATGCAGACCGAGCGAGAGCTTCAACTGGCCGCTGCGGGGTTTGCCGCGCAAGCCCGTGTGGAAGAAATCCGCACCGAGCAGGTGGCCTTGCAGACCGAAGCTCAGATGGCCGAGGCCGAAGCAGGCATGGTGCAAGGAGCGCAAGAACACGATAAGGCAGTGTTGGAAAAAGCCTCAAGATGGGTGGCCAACTATGTTGGGACTGTTCGCCCCACGATAACCTACATTTTTGTGGTTGAACTGGTCTGCATCAATGCCTTCTTGTGTTTCTATCTCTGGCAGCACCCTGGTCTGATTACCAGCATGGACGATGTCCTGCGATACACCGACATCATCTTCAGCCCTGATGAAATGGCCATGCTTGGCGGCATCATTGGATTCTGGTTTGGCTCACGCGGCTGGGGCAAGAAATGAAATTGAGCAAAGCCGGTGCTGATTTGATGCATCGCTTTGAAGGCTGTAGGAGTAAGCCCTACCTGTGTCCAGCCAACATCTGGACTATCGGGTACGGGCATGTGCTGTATCAAGGTCAGATCAATTTGCCAATGGTGCGTAAAGAAGGCTACGCTGGGCTAATCCGTAGTGAGCATCCATTGCAATCGGAGGACAACCGTGCTTGGACAAAAGAAGAAATCAATTCGTTATTCGCAAATGATGTACAAAATTTTGAGCGTGGTGTTTTACGACTTGTTCCCAATTGTGCTGGGCATCAAGGCCGCTTTGACGCTCTGGTCTCTTTTGCCTTTAACGCTGGATTAGGCAACCTTCAGCGCAGCACAATCCGAATGAAGGCCAACAGAGACGATTGGGAGGGCGCAGCAGAGGCTTTTATGGCTTGGACTAAGGGCGGGGGCAAAGTACTGCCTGGGCTTGTCAAGCGCCGGGTGGCCGAGAAAGAATTGTTTTTGTCTTGAAGCTGCTGGCACCATGGCCAGCAGCACCCGAGCCTAGTTACTGAGCCGCACCCAGCGCACCCAGCCGCTTGCTGTAGGCAGCGGTGTGCCTGATGCGAGCGATCATCTCAACCTTGCCGATGGTTGGCTCATTGAGCTCACGCAGCTCACGCAGCTTTGTCATACGCTCCCGCGCAGGCACCTTGGTGGCCATGGCAGTCTTCTCGGCAACTGCTTCGTAGGCATCCTGCCACTCTTCAAGCGTGCCGTGCATTGAGTGCGGCTTGTCCTTGCCCGGCAGCAGTACAGCAAACCCTTCGACTGTCGGTGCCTGCTCGGCCACCTCCAAAATGTCCACCACCTCCATGTCAGCGGCCACCGCCTGGGCGACCAGTTCATTGACCATGTCTGCCTCTGGATCTGGGGCTGGCGCGATCATGTCCAGCGGGTTGGCTGGCTTGGCCATCTGTAGGGGCTTGGCCTCCTCGGGATAGTCCTGGGCCTCCTCGGCGGTGATCATGCCCTTGAGCACATCAGGGAAGGCATCACGCAGCGCAAAGCCCCGAGCTCTCATCTGCATCATGCGCTTGGGATATGCCGTCCATGGCCCCTGCTTGCCCCAAAGGCCAGCACGCTTGGCATCCTCGACTGAGAACTTGGCGGTCACCGGCTTGCGCCCCTTGCGCTTGGCAATGCAGACGGCCACCGGGTTGGGCGTGCCTTCACCCTCGAAGAACTCCTCGACATCCTCGCAGACCGGGCTGGCCTGCACCAGCGCCATGGCTGCGTCACCGTAAACCGATGGCTTGCCATTGATGACCGCGATATTCTGCAAGGCCTGCATGGGTGCCAGCCCCATTTCCATGCCCCACTGGACACAGACCAGGATGTCTTGGGGCTTGCCCTGGTAGGCGCGGGGCACCATGCTGGAGTTGGCCAGCATGTCTGAGAAGGTCATGGCCTCGGTGAGGGTGGTGGGGGCGAAGCCCCTGTTAGTGGTTGTCAGCTGCATTTGTTTCTTTCAAGTAGGTTTTCATGGTGGTAAAAATCAGGTTTGTCATGGCATCGACAAAGGCCTCGGCATCTTCTTCAGTGCAATCTGTTGCGTTAAGCAAGGCCACGATAGCCTGGTCATACGCATGCCATATGGCTGGCTTGTCGGGTAGATTCATATCTGCCATTCCTTGATTGACAGGGTGGACTGGCGCACGGTGTAAGCAGCCTTGGCTGGAACCAAGCGCTCGGCTGCAGGCTTGTAGTTGCGCATGGGCCAGCTGATCACATACTGCCCAGCTCGGCCCCGTTCGGCCTGGCCAAGTTGCTCCTTGATCAGTTTCTCAGCGTCATCAATGCTGGCCTCGGCTGCGCGGATCGCGGCCTTGTTGTCAATGATCCCTCTGGCCAGGTCTTCTACGCTGGGAGGCAGCTGGATCTCTTCCCTGTCCGCGGCCATGGGGTAGATCCTGTCCAGCTCTTTGCTGCTCTCTGGCGGGTACCAATCGATGGCTCCAGTTTTTTGGTAGGTTTTTAGCTTGTGCTCGAAAGCAAGCACCGCCTTGACGATCTCCTTTTGGGTGTCATGGTGCGGTGCAAACAGGAACACGCGCAGCTCGATGCCTTGGTAGAGCACGCAGACAGCGCCCCAGCGGTGGCCGGTGACCAGCATCTGGCCTTGCAGCTGGATGGGGCCACGCGCCAGGTGCGGCACATCCTCGGGCATGGTCTTGGTCAACTTGGCCTCAAGCACACCAGGCCCACTCAGGATGATGCTGTCTTGGCCAACCACATAGATCCCTTTGTCGGGGTTGGTGGTGATCTCTTGGCCAAGCCCATACCCTACGCCATCAAGGCTGCACGACAGGGCGATGCTGTTGTGCGTGTAAGCCTGGCCAATCTGGGTGTCGTAGTCGGTGATGCCCAGGCGCTTGACTGCCTGCTGCAAGATCACCGGCTCAAGCGTGTTGCCCCAGCCCATGGCCTCATTGCCGATGTCTGGCCGCTCTTTGCCGTCAATGGCATTGATGCTGTACTGCAGCTCATCATTCGGGGTGCTGTACTTGCTGAACCCAAGCAAGCCGGGCAACCGGCTTGCACTCATTGCTTTGTCATCTGTTAATTTGCCTGCCATTTTTTACTCCTGTAATTTGTAAACACGCACCACCCTGGCATGCGCTTGGGGATGGACGGCCTCTGTGTAGCCGACCGACTTGAACCGCTTGCTGCGGAAGACCGCACCCAAGACGGATGGATGAACACCGGGCGGTACCTCGATGATGGCCCGAATGTCGTTGATGGATGCTTGGCCACGCTGGGTGCAAACCAGCACGGCCAGAGCCCGGCAGCGCTCAAGAAACTGGTGGTCTCGCTGCTCAAAGATGTCGAGCTGGCGCTCGCGCATGTCTCGGCCAGAGGTGAGGTCAGCTTTCACGCCACCTCCTCGGTCTTGTCCAAATACGCCTTCAAGCGCTTGACCCTGTTCTTGTTATACGCCACCAGTGCGGAGGCATATTCGACCCCGCTCTCAGCGGCCAGCAGCTCATGCTCCGCGTGTTGCAACTCATGCGCCACGGCTTGCGCTGGTGTCACGGTCTTGAGCATCAACCGCAACTCTGTCCAGAGGTACTTCAACATCATTTCACCAGGACATCAAAGTAGGCCAGCATCAGGATCACTCCTGATCCGACCAACAGGACGGAGCCCAATAGACTGATCATCAAGCTGCGAGCTTGATCATGGTTTTTCTGGGTAAAGTAGGTCTGTTTCATTTTGCTTTCTCCTTATGCATGGTTGAGGTTGAGGCGTTTCAGAAGGTTGGAGGCCTGAGTTGGCCCCCAGGTCACATTGCCACGGGGTGTGGCTACACCGCGAGCCTCAAGGGCCGCGGCAATGTCTCTCAGGGTGCTGGCACCAGACCGGGCGATGATGTCGCGCACGATTGGGCCGACACGGTCAGCGTACTTGTCAGCTTTGACCATGATGGCCTTGACACCAATGACCGAGCCGATCTCAGGTGTCGGGCAGCCCAGCGTGCGGCCTTGGGCCTTGACCTGGGCCAGTGCGGCCTTGGTGCGCTCGGAGATCTTGCGAGCCTCCCACTCAGCGAACACGGCCATCATCTGCAAGAAAGTGCGGTCAGCCTCGGGCATGTCAGCGCAGACGAAGGGCACGCCAGACTCAAGCAGGCCAGAGATGAAGTGAACATTGCGAGCCAGGCGATCCAACTTGGCGATCACCAGCATGGCCTTGGCCTTCTTGGCGGTGGCCAGGGCGGCAGCCAGCTGCTCACGGTCATTCTTGCGGCCAGACTCGACCTCGGTGAACTCAGCGACCAGCTCGGCGGCACCGATGTGCTTGGCCACGGCTGCACGCTGGGCATCAAGGCCAAGGCCAGACTGGCCCTGGCGGTCTGTAGAAACCCGGTAGTAGGCAACGTATTTGGTGGTCATGCTGCGCTCCTGAATTTAGAGGTCAGCACATATTGGCGAAACATCCAATGGCCTCTGATGCACTTAATCGCACCGAGTTTTTCCGCGCCATTGACTGCTGCTGCGTACACCCTAACATTGCCCAACCAGTAAGAGCCGGGTGCGGCTGGCCTGGCTCCCGTTTGCCATGTCAAGCGCAACAAAGCATCAGCTCTGAGCGCGTCAATCAGGTCTTGAGTTTTGGTGATCATAATCAAGCACCTTTCTGGCAGCTGGAGCAGTCGCATGGAATTACACTGCCAACCTTGATGTCCTGGCGCAGCTCGCGCATGGTGTCATAGCCACGAACATGAGACCGGTCATTGGGAGAGCTTTCCTCGTCAAACCGATAACCGGCTGGCAAATTGAGGATGTAAACACCCGGCTCGTCAGAGTCGATGTCACAGGCTGCATTGAGTTTGTATTTCATGTTGAACTCCTTTTGCGCGTTATCTGCGCTGTTGAACATGGTGTCAGTGTATCACGGTTTGTATATCGCTTGGGAAGTACCTAAAAGCACAAAATCATAGGGACTTACCCTTAGAACACAATAAAGTTGCAGATCGCCTGCCTACAAGCATATCTGGGTGATATACACTGAGCGTATGGAAACACCTACACCCAAACTCAAACCCTTCCTGATGCGCTTGCACCCGCAGACCAGGCAGCTGCTGGACACCGCGGCTGCCGACCAGCACCGCAGCGTTTCATCCATCATTGACCAGTGCGTGCGTGAGCAGCTCCAGCCCCGCTATGGCGAGCTCCAGCCCCGCCTGCAGCGCTTTCTGTCGGGAGTGCGTCAGCCATGACCCACGCCGAAGCAATGCGCATTCTGGACATGTCCAAGGATGGCGTGGAGTACCCCATTGCCGTCATTGTCGAGGCGCTGGCCATGTGCGGTGATGCACACCATGACAGCCAGATCCCCGACCCTGAGATGGCTGAGTTTGTTGCAGCTCTTAGGCAGTCAGGTGCGCTATGAGCGAGACCATCCTCGCCCTTGACCTGGGCACCACCACCGGCTGGGCCTGCAGGCAGATGACCGGCCCTGTCGTGCATGGCTGGTCGAGCTTCAAGCCTGGCCGCTACGAAGGCGGCGGCATGC